CGATCTGGATAATGCCCTGGATGATCGACCATACACCTGCGAATACCTCTTCCATGCCGGGCCACACAGCATTCCACAGAGGCTGAATAAACGCCACCATGGTCTGAATGGCGGCGCCTACTCTTTTCATCGCGGGTTCAAGTTTCTCGGACAGCTGTCCCGAGAACTTATTGACGCCATCCGAGGCTTGCTGCACCACCGGAGCCATCGCCTTGAGAGCGGCTCCGACTTGGTCGGCGATCCAGCCATAGAGTTGGGTCAGGATCGGGATCAGCACCTGTAGCACTGGAGCCAAGCCAGTGGCGATTCCCACTGCCACCGACAAGATAGCATTGGCGAGACTCAACACTGGCGGCAAGATCTGCGCCACTCCATCGTACAAGTTGATGATATGCGGTAGCAGGGCTATGAAGGCCGGGATAATTGTCCCCGTAAATAAACCACCGAGCGTGGAGATAAGCGGGGCCAGCGTGCCTAGAGCCTGGTTCAACCCGTCCATGATCGCCGCCGCAATGTTCGCCACGATCGGGGCTAATTGATTGAAGTCATTCTGGAGGTCAGTTACAATCCCGGATATCTGGTTTCCCGAAGGTATGAAAGCCTCCAAAGCTGGCACTACTTGGTTCATGAACGTGGAGCCGATACCGTCCGCGTGGGCCTCTAGGTTGGACAGGATACCGGCAAAGGGGCCTACGGTGAGTGAGACCTGCGAGAACAGAGGTCCGATCTGCTTGAGCCACCCACCTACCACATCGAACGCATCCGCCAGGCCCGTACCTATAATCCCCACCAGCGGCATGGCAGCAGTCACTAGTTGCGTGAAGACGGGGATGACCGCATTGCCTATTTTCTCTTCGACAATAGACAGGTTGTTGTGCAGGATAGCTAAGGCACCTGCCATAGTCTTACCGGCGCCCTGCGCACTATTGCCAAACTCCTTGTTCAGCTCTTTGAGGATGATGGCCTGCGCTCCGGCCATATTGCCCGACTTCTCGAAGTTGGCGATCTGCTTCTTCTGGGTGGCATCGAACGTGACGCCAATACGCTGCAGCGCCGACATGCCCTTTTGCGGATCGTTCAGCGCCTTGCCCAATTGGATAGCCGCGGACTTGGTATCCTCTCCCATCGCTTGCGCCACGTTGAGCACGGCAGTAGTGGCCTGGGGAAATACGTTGCCCTTGATATTGGTAAACGTGAGGAGCATGTTCTCGGTGCTTGCAATCGTGTCATCGGAGAACATGGTGAGGCGCGAGTACTTCTCGGCAAGATCGTCGATCGAGGTAGCTGTCTGGCCCGCCGCACCGCCTGTGGACTTGATCACATCCGCGGTTTGCTGCTGGACCAGCTCGTGCTGTTTGGTAACGTCGATCGTATCCTTGATCGCGTTCTGGATACCGACAAAAGCATAACTGACGGCTTGGGAGACCAAGGTAAACTTGGCCATACCCATCATGCCGCCCATGAGCCCACTCTGCGTATCGTGTGCCGCGGCCGCCTCGGCTCCGAACTCTTCGGTCTTAGTGGCTGCCGATGCCATCTGGGCCGCGTATGCCGTTGCGTCGGCGGAGATCCGCACGAGCAGCTCGCCTAGCAGCGGCATACATCACCTACCCTTGTTGGCATCTTTGCGCTCTTGGGCCCAGATTTCCCAGAGAGCCATCCACTCGACAACATCCTCGCCAGACATTTCTCGGAGCATGTCACGCCAATTGGCATATCCGAGTTTCGCCGCCAACTCTAGATAGAAGCGGTGGGTTCCGTCGGCGAGGATTCGTCTTTTGCATCTTTGAGCGAGTCCTCGGACAGCCCGTTGAGCCGCACGCCGACTTGAGCGACGCGCTCCAACGCCTTACCCGAGAGCTTGTTCAATGCATCAACATCCGAGCGCGTGAAGATCGGCTCACGTGTTTCCGGGTGCCTGGCGCACTCCACCATGATCAGCGGATACATGCGGACCGAGTCCATCTTGCCCGTGAGTTTGTTCAGGCTCGCGTTGAGCAGTTGAGATCGGTCGTAGGCGTTGAGACCCACCATCAGAAATGTGATCCCGCCCCATTCGGGGACAGTGACCAATTCCTCGGGCATGTTCTGCTGTTCCAGAATCATGCGCCGCAGGTCGGCTGCGGACGGCCCTACCGGCTGGGGCGAAGACATGTTGCACTCCTAGAGATAGTAGAGAGCAGAGTCCAGATCGAGATCTACATCCTCGGTCGGGATCGCCTCTTCCGAGTTCTTGATCTGGTCCTGCTTAAAGCGGACGTATCCCTCGTAGCGGTGACCAGAAACAGTGTCCACATAGAGGGACGCGATAAAGGGCACCCCCATACTCTGGACGAAATACAGGTCTAGGTACAGGCGGCTGAACTTGACACTCGCGTCGTGAATTCCGGGGCGCTGCTGTTTCCACAACCCGCCGAACACCGTAGCCTTGTTTAAACTGGTGGTGGTAGTTAACTCCCAATCCACGCCCGAGCCGCATTGGCTGACTGTGAAGTAGGCGCCGACAGAAGCCCGTACTTGAGTGCCGCCTGCTTGAGCTGCAGTGAACGTTACCTTGCCGCCCACGTACTGGAGCGTGTAGTTACTAGTTGCCACTGTAGACCATGTGACGCCGTCGGGGCTGGTCTGGATCGTGACGGCAGTATTTTCGTCCCAGTACCTATGCGTGTCTGAACTCGAGAGACCATACGTGGCATGATCCCCCGAGTCCGTCAGCGCGAGATTGGTGAATGGAACAGGACTACCAGTTGCCACGTAAAAGTCGGCAGTAGCTCCTTTGAAGGTCGTCACGCGCGCCTACCTTACACGGCTGTGAGAGTGCCGTCACCATCGAAATCGAAGTCTGCAGTGGCCACACCTTCGACTACCTGCTTGATCTGGATCTGCTTGATCCAGACCGAGCCGCTGTAGTGGTGGGTGCCGTCGATATCCAACTCCACCTGGACTAGCGCAGGTGTGCCGGTCATGACGGTCTGCAGAGTAGCCTGACCGTTGACATCGGTCATATCCCAGCGGCCGCCGAACTTTCCGGACCACTCACGAATACCGGAGGTTTGCGTCTTCCAAGCCTGTCCGAACTTGGTGATCTTGTTGAGATTGTCAACAACCGTCAGTTCCCACTGGTCCATTTCGGCCACGGGAGTGGGGCTGGCCCCAACCTTGACGTTGCCGCTTGTGCCCACGAACGTCGACATTAGAGCTCCTCCGCCCAGTACTGATACCGCACTTGCACGTGCCGTGATATACCATCTGGATCACGTGCTTGTACCATGTTGTCATACCGGATGCCGATCAAAGACCACACACCGCCCGGTAATGGTAATGTGGCTTGAGTCTGCCGATGCAAGAGTGCATTGAGGCGCCCGAGAATAGCAAGACTTTCTTGCCAGCTTAACTGGCGCGACCAGATATCAATCGTGAACGTGCCCTGGACAGATTGTCCATCGAACGTATCGTCCACCTTCTCCGTGGTCTGATCATTGAGCACTACGTACGGGAATGTGGCATTCTCCGGTACCTCGTCATACACTCCAACCAGCCCGGCGGTTGTCCCAAGCAGGCTAACCAGGTTTGTGTCCGTCGTAAGAGTGGCAAATACTGTCTCCTGCAGAACCCACGCCGCCGTATCGTATGCCATCTTACACCCCGAACTCTAGGTTAATCTCGCTCGCCAAGGCATTAAGACAAGCCTGAAAGTTCTTGTTCAAAGACGGGTAGATAAAAGGTTGTGCCCGCATCCGCAGCGTACCCATCTCTACATAGATAGCATATTCCACATCTGAGTAGATTTCACGGCTAAGCGGAGTGTCCCCGGCCCGAATGGCGATGCTTGCCCGTAAACGCCCGGTGAGTACCGGGGCCGCGTGTTTTGCGTCCTTTTGCACCAGGAGCGCGGCTCGATCCAACCCGCGCTGTGTGGCCGTAGTCATGCGCACCGAGGCTAGCTTAAAAGCCGCAGTTACCTCTGCGATACCTGCCACCAATATGCTCATTGGCCGTTGAGCTCCTCGACGAACAGGTTGATCTCGCGATGTCGCTCTGCGATATCGTCCACCGAGCGAATG